AGTAAGGCGGTGATTAGGTTTAAGGCGTTAGAAATGCGGATAGATGGTCGCGGCAGTTGGCCGTTACCTGTGTATTCGAAACCCTCTGCCTCGACTGGATAGCGCAAGTAGTTGTTGCCGTTCCAGACAAGTTCGCCGTTTGCGTTTAGGTTCGAGCCTGCGTGGAAGCGGTAAAGCGTTGATGCACCATGGAGCGTTGCGTCGAGTTGCAGCTCGAACAGCTCGATTACCGAACCAGGGGCAACAGCTTGGAGGTCTGATACGGGTACTGCCATCAGGGTTCAAATACTTCGCGGAAAGTTAGTTGCAGGCGGCTGCGACCTGGGGCGTAAAGTTCGCGTGTTCTGGATTCACAAACCCACTTGTAATCCGTGCCTGAGGTCGGTGGTCGCCATGTAAACGACTCTTGATCTAAAACTCTATCCCGCAAGAAACTTTCAATTACGTTTGCGTCGTCATCCTCAAGGTCAAAAGTTAAATCATACTTACGCACATTATTGTTGAGCCCCAAGATGAACCTGTGCTCGTAACCGTCGCCAAATCTGACGGTACGAAACTCAGGTTCTACTGTCTTGACCGCTCCATACAGAGGGTCGTAGTCGGGAAAAGTAGCCATTAGCTTGCCAACAAACCTCCAGGCCGCTTCTGCTTAACTAATTCTGATCTTACTGCGATGCCGATGGCCGAACCAAGCGCCTTCGCATCCCTGTCGCTGCCTTGAGCGTTGGAGCCCTTGGCGTCAACGTTGACGACGACATTAACATCGCCTCCACCGCCACCGCCGAAGCGACCGTTGGGAACTACCCTGCCGCTGGAGCGTGGAACGAAGAGTTCGGGACCACGCTCTCCGATGATGTAGGGGCTGCCGCTTTTAACCGGACCACCATTTGCTCTCGCGCCTATGACACTATCAAGAACAATATTGGGTACTCCAAAACTGTCATCGCCACCTGCAGGAACACCTGCAAACAGGCGTGCAACACCGATAGCGGTGTAGGTTGCGATCATTTGTGCGGCAGTTTTAAGCAGCAGCTGTGCAATGTTTTTCAAGAAGTCGGCAAATACTTCTTGGGCGCTCTTCGTTCCAGCAACCAGTTCATTAACGCCTGTAGTTAGCGTAGTTGCAAGTGCTTCGCCTATACCAACCACAGCTTGCTCTAAAGCTCTTGCCTCTGTTTGAGCAAGAACCAACTGGTTGGTTAGTTCAGCAAGCTTTTGGGCTTCTTGCTCTGTACCACCACCAATTAAAGTGCCTTCAAAAATTTTTCCAGCTTCACCTATAAAACCGGCTTTTAAACCTGCACCAGTAAATCGAGCTTCTTGCTCAAGATTAAACTCTTTTTCGAGTTGTTTTCTCTGTTCAAGTAACAGCAGTTTTTGTCGCAAGTTCTGTATTTCCTTAGCATTTAGAGTGCCTACGCTTCTTTGTATGGCCTCTAGTTGTTGGTTTATACGTACTTCTGTTTGATTACCTTTTATTTTAGCGTCAATAAGGTCTATTTCATTTTGTGCACTTATAAGTAGGCTTTCTTGAGCCTCACGTCTTCTGTTTGTAAACTCCGCATTTAAACGATTAAGAGCTAGATTTGTTCGGTTTTCGATAGTTTCTTCCTTTAGTTTTCTTATTTTTTCGTCTAAATTTTTACTGTTTAAGTCAGCGAGTTCCTTAGTTTGTCCTCTAATAATTTCGTTAACTTTTTGTTGTTTAACTTCTTCTTGGGTAGGGCCTTTGAAAGGGGTTGCACGCGGGTATTCTGCATCAGAAGCACGCAGGTCAAATTCTGATTGATTTCTTTCTCGTATTGCATTTAGTTCTGTGTTAATACGGTCCAAACGTGTTTTTATAATCCTTGCTCTACGCTTTTCTACTTCTTCAAGGGCACGGGCAATACGAAGCTCTTCCTGAGCTTTAATGTTTATTTGAGTGCGGTTAAAGTTAAGCTCTGCTATCCTCTTTTGTTTAGTTCCTAGCAATAAGATGCTCTTAGCCGTATCAATACGTTCCTTACCCGTAAGTTTTGCGGCTTCTTTCAGTTTGTCGTTTATATTATTTTGAATACTGACTAACTCACGCTGATATTCGATACGAGCTCTAGCAAGTTTATTATCTGCAGTATTACCAGGGCCTATTCTTGTTTTGGCTAGATCTATATCAGCCGTTTCTTGGGCAATCTGAAGAGTACGGTTTAGCTCTTCTGCAAATTTCTTCATTTCTGCTGTTGCTTCCGCCACACTAGGAGCAATGCTTTCGATAGTTTTTTGAATGGTTTTACCTGGGTCTATTATATCCTCGACTTTTCTAAGTAAATTACCGACAAAAGAAATACCTCGGTTTACGATTTTAAATATCTCAGCTACTACTTTTAAAATACCCGCTAAAACAGCGGCAAAAGGAGCAGCAACCGCACCAAGCAAAACACTGCCAGAGGCCACTACCTCGTCAAAAGCTGCTTTAACTAAATTTCCTGCATTAGCGATGTCTTTAATTACTGTTGCTGTGCTCCCCGTTTGTCGTGCAACAGTCTGCTCAACTAAGGCTCTAGCACGAGCAAACTGTCCAGATTCTTTTAGTTTTTCAACTTGAAACTTAAGCTCTTCAGATACTCGTATTGCTGATTGTTCTAAGGCGTTTAAATCTAAACTTCTAAGTGCGTTACCCATTTCATTAACACGTTTAGTCGCGTCGTCAAAAGCTTGACCAATAGCCGTGCCAACCAGGGAAAGACCGAAACCAAGTTGACCCCCCGCCTTACCACCAAGGAAACCCCCTAAAGCACCGCCAGCTGACGCACCAAGTCCTTGCCCGAACAGCAGGGGAAAAGCGCCGCCAATAAGTGCATTTTCTTGAGCATTTTGTCTTTCTTTTCGCCGCTGCTTTCTTCGAGCTTTATTAAATTCAACCAAACGTTTAGCTCTTTGTATTCGCTTGTCTTCTAACCCGATCAAATTGCGTACTTCTTTTTGAATACGTTTTACCTCTTCAAATTCATTGTTTTTGATTTTTACACCTGCTTCAAACAGCCTATTTTTAATAGACTCTTTTGTTATTCTGTTAGTAGTTAGGTTGTTTATTTGCTGCAAAAGTTTAAGGTTTTCTGCGCCTAACTGCTGTCTGTTACCCCTGTTTTGTCTTGCACGCAATAACTGACCTTGGCGCCGGTTTATTTTTTCTAGAGAAGCAACAATGCCGTCATACACACCATCTAACTGCTGCGCGATAGCAACTTGTGCCCTTAAAGCAGTTACACCCTTAGTTAAAAAAGTGTTTGTTTTTTGTTGGTTTAAAGCAGCTTGAGCAGAGTCTCTTCGGGCTTTTTCTTGGGCTATTCGTCTATCTTGCTCTATTTCCGGAAGAGCAACAGGGAATCCTAAAGAGCCCGCTGTTCTATAAGAAGTGCGCGTAGGTAAGGATAACCCCTTCCCGCGACCTAACTGAGCCGCAGCAACTTGCTCTGCTCGTGTTTTTTCGGCTTGTGCTTGAAGAGTTGCTTCATTAGTAATGTTACGCTGAACAGCGAGTTTTTCCTCTAAAGCTGAAATACCGCGATTCTCTAATTTAAGAATAGCTTGTTTAACTTGAAGCAGGTCTTCGTTCTGCTTGTTAATAAAGTCTTCTCTATCTCTTTTTTGTTGTTCAACAAACTCTTCTCTTTTTTTCCTTGTTTCAATAGATTTACGCCCTTTTGCAGCTTCAAGCTCGGTTATATTCGTTCCACGGGCTGCTTTAATTAGATCTGCTTGTTCACGAAGCTCGTCGTTAAGTCGTTTTTGTGCTTGAGCGATAGTATTTGCAGCACGGGCAGCCTCAACTGATTCAGAACGTACATTTGCAATACGTTCTTCACCTAGTTTAATTAGACGCCGATATTGATTAGCTGTGCCTTGAGTAACTTTAATAACTCGCTCAAGCTCGCTAACTCCTCTTGCTGCATCATCAGCTAGCCCTTTTAACGCGTTACTTGATACCTGCTCAAGCCCGTAAAGTTCTTTAGAAAGCTGACTTTCGACAACACCTGCAAGTAAAACTAGCGCAGCTGTTGCACCACCGGCTACACTATTTAAAGTACCAAAATTCTGTATAAACTCTCTAAATCCTTCTGTACTATTTAAAAGTTGTTGCAGTTTAAATTGAACAGTATTTATAGACTTAGCAGAAAGCTGACTAGCTGCATCGAGTTCCGTAAAACCAGGGACAAGAGTCCGTAGTGCAAGTCGAGCTGTGTCACTTAAGTCAGAAAACCCTGCCGCAGTTGCGGCTGTTGATGTTGCTAAACCTTTAAGTGCGTTATTTACAGTATCTAACGCCGCTGCACTTATGCTTGCCGTACCAATACCTTCTACAAGGCGGGCAAAAGCTTTTTCGACCGTGTTCGTTCGTTGAGCAACGTTGGATAGTTCTCGTTGCAGGGTAGTTAAGGCTTTTCTAGGTATAAAAGCTTCCGCCGCGCGGGTTACTCCCTTTTTAGGACCAACAATTACTTCATTTAGTTTGTTAAAACGGGATTCTAATTTGTTTAGTTCTCGCTCTACCGCATTGGCATTAAGCTTTAGGTTTATATTGGCGTCGTAAGAAGCCATCCCAAGAAGCCAGTAAACCTTATAGTCAAGTTTAGCGGCGGCGCTTGACTTTATCCATTTCTTTTTGCTGCTCGTCGTTGAGCACTTTGAAGTAGGCGCTCCAGCCGATGAGTTCCTCTGGAGTCATGGTGGCGCGAACTTGCGACAAGCTCATGCCCAGTTCTTTGGCAACGCCAAACTGCAGCATGAGCCAGTTGTCTTTGCGAAGTTCTGCGCTCAGGATTTTGGGTCCATTTCCGCAGATTCGTCGTCAGTAAGCACGCCGAGCATCAGTGCCTGCAAGTCTTTGTCCTTGACTTCGTGCTTCAGCACATCAATCTCACCTGCACTAAACAGTTTTTGCCCATCAGCGTTTTGTGCTTTGGAAACCAGAAGCTGCAGTGCAAAAGCGTTGGCGTCGTCAGACTTGGCGTTGCGTTGGGCACGCTCACGCTCGGCCATCGTCAGCGGCGTCACGTACATTTCGAAAATCGTTCCATCCGAAAGTTCGATTTCCTTCTTGACTGGTTCGAGGTTGGCTGCTTTACGGAGCTTGTCGATTGCACGCAGATTGCTGGCGGGCATTTGAATTACAGATGTATGCGTCTAATGTAGCGGATTAGGCATGAAAAAACCCCGGCGGATAACCGGGGTTAGCACCCTTATTCGGATTCTAAGTTATCAGGACTTAGCGAAGTCGAAAGTCGGGGTGCTGGTTGGGCGGAAGTTAATCTCCACTGCCTGAGCGTCGTCAGGGTTGATAGCCAGGTTTGCGGAAGTCAGGTTGGCTTCAAACTCGATGGAACGGCTCAGGGTTTCATCCAGCGTGCCACTGGTGAACACTTGGTCGGTGTAGAGCTTGAACTTGGCACCGGTTTGGATGCGCTGCAGCACGTCCTCGACCATCCGGTTGCCCAGAGTGTCGTCGGTGTCGGTGAAGTACACCGTTGCGCTGCCCGAACCATCCGCAAAACCTGCGATGAAGGTACGGAAGGGAACGTATTGACCAGGGGCGGAACCGATGGTCGTAACGTCGATTTCGTCACGAGTGATTTCGAAGCTCCACTCACGAACCTGAGCCACAGCCGCAAAAGCTGCGTACTCAACTTGGAATTTGTTGGGAGCCGAAACCGTACCGGTGGCGGTTATGGTGATGGTCGAACCACCGGAGTTGGCGGACCCCTGCATCAC